ATCTCTAAAATGGAATTTGATTTTTTATTCGTTAAAAATGCCATTACCTCTTGTCGGTAATCTTTTGACGAATCTTGCATCTCTAAATCTTGCTGTTCTTCTTCTTTACTTTCGTCTTCAGAATCTCGCAAAGATACTGAAACGTTGGAATCAAAAGCCACTACACCATTAACTTGTGCAGCTGGATTTGTAGTGAATCCTCCTCCTAGCGGATAGATTTCTCCAACAATAACTCTGTTAATCATTGTTCCGTCTTGGAGTCTTCCGTTTCCGCCTTTGCTTTTTAAATATTTTGAATATTCTGCAACAGTTTCTGGGTCAGTAATGATGTCTGCTTCTTTTAAATTCTCACTTCCAACAGCCAAATAATAATTACTAAAACCAATCTCCCAACTTGCAGAAATTGAGTTTTTGAACGAATCGGCGGGATCAGAATTACGAATCATCAAAGAAGTAAATGACGAATCTACTGTTTTATAAATGACTCCTGCGACTGATAAATAAAATGGGTCTAATGTTTTGCCAGCTTCTTCTTCGGTCATGGCAGTATTATCAGTTAATCTATTAAAACCGTAGTTAGTGATATGACCGATAACACGTTTCTTATTATGCTCGATATTTAAGTATTTATTAAGAAATCTTTTGGCAATTTTAGCTGCTGTAGCTCCAGAAATACCGTCGCCATTATGGTTAACCATATTTGGCACAGCTAAGTTAAAAGATACGCCTAATAAATCAGGATTATCTTCAAAGTTAATATTTGGAGAGAGCTTTTTCAGCTCGTCAAGCGAGGCTTTTGAAATTTGAAAATCTTTGCTGCCGACTTTGTGACAAGCGACAGAAATGTTATCTAATTTCGTCTTATACTTAAACGCCATGAATTACTTTACAGCAGAATGATACAAAATGGCCGCAGAATATTCGTCCAATAGAAATTCATCAGCAGTATCGGTGATTTCTTTCATTGGTCCAAGCTTTTCGATGTTGCTTAGATCTTGCACGCAAGCTTGGAGTCTAGTTGTCCATTCTTCTTTGTTAGAAGCGGCAACAACTTTCTTACATAGCTCGATTATGCTCGATTTTTGCTGATCGTTAAGTTCATTTACGCCGAACTTTTCGGCAGTGAACGTTTCGGAAGCCTTCATGAAAGCGTCAACTGCATAAACAGTAGATTGAATATCAGAAGTAGAGGCTTTTGACTTTGATCCTAATGGTCTGCCAGAGGTAGAGTTCTTTGGTTTAGCCGTTGGTGTTCTAGAGATTTTATTAACTGGTCTTCCAGCGGCAACAGGAGCAGCTGGCTCTGGTGCATTTGGATCTTCTGTCATTGGAACGCCGCCAACAAGAGGATTGTAGTGTCCTTTCTTTCTTTCTTCTACAAGCTTATCTTGAGCTGGACTTAATTCTTCTGGAGAAGGCAGTTTGCCGTTAGCCATAGCTTCAATGCCTTGTTCTGGAGTGATAATCGACAGTTCCATCAAGCGGCTAACTGTACGCATATATTGAATCTCATCCTTGAGATCAATTTGTTTAAATTTAGCAGTAGGATAAGCTTTGAAGCCTAAATCTTTTGAGATACGAATGATTTCTGGCTGGAGAATATCGTTCAAGAAACAGTTGCGCGATTCTTTAAGACGTTCCATGAAGAAACCAATCTTCGCGGTCTGTCCGTTATACTTGTCGTCGCCAACAAGAACGTTCATCAAGCCTTCTTTAATATCTTGATTAAGAATCTTGTACTTCTCTTCGCCAACAACCTTCTTTAAATCAGGAATAATGAATTCAGCCTTTGTTGTATGGTCAGAAACAAGAACTCTACCAACGCTTTCGTTCATAAACAGCGATTGCATAGCCGCCATGTTTGCTGGATTGATGCCGCCTTGATCTGGAGGCGCGCCCATAGTGATAAGCAGTAATACATTCTCAACTGTGCGAGAAATAGCTTGGTCAATGTGCTTTAATTCCAGTTTCGCATTAACATCTTCCATGATTGGAAAGGTGAATGGGATTGCGAACGGTTCATAGTCCTGTTTCTTATAGAAAGAGTAGAGCAAGAACGCTGGATCAAGCTTCATCTTTAATCCATCTCTGAAATAAGCTTTATCCTTTACCTTCTTCTGCATATCAACAGGAAGAGCTTTAAACAATTCTCTATCTGCGTCGTCTTTTGGATTTCTGAGTCTTTCTAACTCGTATTCAGAAAGAAGTTTTTCGTAAATTGCTTCCGAAAATGAAGCGGAAACTTTAGCAACGATTTCGTAAGGATTAATTAAGATGTAGCGAAGAGGAATCTTGTTGTTAACAACTCCGTTTTCACTCAAACCAGACAAAAGTTTAAAATCTTCTGCTTTAAATTTGCCGTCGATACGGTAATAGAAGATGTTTCCGCTGCGATAGTATTCGCGGAAGTATTGATCTTTCAATTTCCATAGTTTGATCTTCTCAAACCACTTATTAAAGAATTCTCTGCTACGTGCGGTGCCACCTTCAAGATAAATCTCTGTATTAGCGAACTCGGTAGCAATGTCGATAGTATTTCTAACTAAAGCGACGTTTGCATAAGCCTTTTGGCAAAGTAAAATAGCATCACGAATGTCAACGCCGTCCTTAGAGAACTGATAAGGAAGCATACCTTGGCTCAAAAGAGCATAACGACGAATGTTATGATCAGTTCCGTTTCTTGGAGCTTTCGTATTTTGTCCTACATCTGTAGCTCCTTGAACTGGACGAGTATAAGAAGCTTTAGCAACTTCAGTAAAGTAAGATTCGCCTAAAAGCTTTGGTTCGTAGTTGTTATGAACAGTAAGCGAGCTGCTTTCTGGCTTGTTGAACTTACTCCAATAGTCCGACTTCTTGTTGTATGAACGCGACATATGATTATATAGTAAAAGTTACACTAAAAGTATCAAAAGTACTTTTATGACTTTCATTTTACTGGGTATGCACTTGACGTAACCTTCAGCCTAGAGTTTAATTATGGCGAATTCGCCGTAATTAGAAGTAAGTCTGGATTAAATAGTTACAAGATAAGCGTCACCCAGTTTAATTTTACCTCACGAAGAACGGAGTAAAAGTTTGCGCCTGTTGTTCTGGACAATCCATCATATCAAAATAGACTTTCATCATCCAGTTACCTAATACTAAGCAAGAGTATGAGTCTTTGCGTGTTTTTTCTGCTCCACTTTGTCTTTTAAGTTCTGGCGGAAGATCAAAACTCTGGTGACCATTAGCTGTCGTTGTTGGAATGATAAGAGAACACTGTGCTTTAACCAATTCGATCAGATCAGATTGATGGTCAACAAAATCAACCATCTTTGCGTCATTTGTTTGATTATCTTCTTGATCACGGAAGAATTTAATCGTTTTAATTGGAATAGCTTTGTTCTTTTGTGCGGTAAAATCATTATCAACAGCTTCCGCAGCAAACAGCATCTTTCTATGATCGAAATTAGACTGCAACAATTCGTTGGCGTAACGAATCCAAGAGCTTGTCGGCACTCTAAGATAACAAATGCGAGTATCTTTTAAATTATACGCTCGTCTTGCTTTGCGAATCTCGTCTTGATACTTTTCCGACGCGTCGAAATCAGCTTCAAACATTTTGATTTCAATTTTGCTTTGCTTAAACACTTCGCTTTCGTTTGCAGCATTGATAAACTGTACGCCGCCGTTATAGTCACCGCACATTCCAACGATATTGAAGTTGTTCATCAAATAAGCTAAGTATTCGATGTGCTTTTTAAGATTAGTTCCTGATACAGCATAGTTGTGCACAAGAATTCCTTTGCGATTAGGCACATCTAGCTTAATTAAGTTCATGGCAAAGTCGTCAGACGATTCGTTCTCTGCCCACGAAGGGTCAAAGCTAAGAATATAGTCTGATCCCTTTTGCCCAGCCACTTCAATCGCTTGGCCTTCAAGCGGCTTGATTGTACATTCGTGCATCTTGCTTAATTTAAAGTAACCAGAAGAATCGTCCATGAATCTAGAGCCGAATTCTCTTTGGAATTGCGACTCAGACATTGTTGATTTAGCTTGAGTCAACAAACTCTCATCGTAAAGACCGTGAGGAGCAACATCGTAAGCGAAATGCAAGATAGCT